ATAAGTGTCATTGAAAAATATGAACTTTGGCGCTATGATTTACAAGTTTTTTCACGATAAGATAGAAGGCCACGAATGGCTAATAGTTGAACATTTACCATCAGGTAATTACAAAGCTATCTGCACCCGAGAAAATAGAATTTATAAATTAGGCGATGTAAAAACATTTTTTTTTGATGACTTTGATATATGGTCAAAAGGTAAATTTAGGCCAAATAATCATTCTTTAACACTTAAAACAAAATACGATGGTAAACCGCGTTACGCTAATCGGTAGAATTGGCAAAGAACCCGAACAAAAAACATTTGGCGAAAAAACATTAACAAAATTTAGCTTTGCAACATCTGAAAGTAGCAAAGACAAAAACGGCGAATGGCAGGAAAAAACACAATGGCATCAAGTTAGCTATTGGAATAATATTACAATTGAAAAGGGCGATATGTTATTCATTGAAGGTAAAGTAGAATACCGTGAGCATGAAGGCAAATATTATACTGATATTATCGCTTCGTATTGCAGAAAAATAAACACTGGTCAAAAAGCCACGCCCGTAGAAGTTGAAGTCATAAGCAATTCAGTAAAAAATAATGATGCTGATTTGCCCTTTTAACTTGTAAATATTAAATAATTATCTTATTTTTATTTTAGTTTTCATTAGTCTTTTGGTTTGGGCCGCCTGTTTTTGAAGTTCAGGCGGTTTTTTTTAAAAAATAAGATATGTATTTTACCTTTGAACAAGCGATGCAATTGATAAAGCCAAACGGCGCAAAAAATGCTAACTATGCTGCAACGCGAATAAGACAATTGATAAATTTTGGATATTTAACCGAGGGTAAGCCCGAAATATTTGTAAAGCATTTTGATTCCTACATAAGTTTAGGCAATATAAAAACCGAAGGCTTAGTCAATGCTGAATCAGTTTATAATTACATTCAGCATCGCAGCGATTTAAAGCAAAAGTTAGGTAAAATTCCAAAACAAAACAGACAAGTTAAGGCGATATTTTCAGATGAAACATATAGCACTTTTATGTCAATTGATGCTGCATGTATATTTTTTGGAATTTCAAGACCTAAAATAATGCAAAGCATAAAGAAAAATAAAGCCATTGAAGTTCCGATACGAACAACTGTTAAAAATGACATAGACAGCGAAATAAAAACAGAATTGGTAAGGTTTATTTAGTCAGGTGGTGAAATGGTAAACACAAAAGACAAAGAAATTGAATTACTAAAACATAAAATTATTAAACTTAATGCTAACACTAAATTCTAATTCTTTAGCCGTTGTAAGGCTACAAATGCAATTAAGACAGCTTGACTTCTATGCTGGTTTAATTGATGGATTCTATGATGAAACAATGCGAAATGATGTTATAGAATTTCAAAAACATTATAACTTAGTTCCCGATGGGATTGCAGGGCCTAAAACGTTAACAGTTGCAAATACTGTTTGCGCTGATGGATTCCATACTTTGTTTTTGCATTGTTCTGCTGGCCCTGAATTTCGCGATGCTAAAGCTGAACAAATAATAGCTATGCACACGTTACCCGTTTCAAAAGGCGGGCGCGGTTGGTCTAAGCCTGGTTATGCTGATGTTATTGAAACAAGCGGCAAACTTGTTAACATTTGGAAATACAATGAAGATAATCTTATAAACGAATGGGAACAAACATGGGGCGTATTAGGCACAACTTTACTAAATAGAAATGCCCGCCACGTTTGTTATATCGGTGGCATGACTGCTGACATGCGAATGCCTAAAGATACGCGCACGGCAGGGCAATTACTTACAATGTATAATTACGTTCATGATATTGTAAAGCATAACCCAAAAATAATTATTGCAGGGCATAACCAAGTGCAAAACAAAGCTTGTCCGAGTTTTGACGTTCCTAAATATTTGGAATCTATTAAAATACCTGCTTTTAACATTGCTAACTGGTCAAGCAAACTAAAGATATGACACAAACAGAAAAACACCGATTAAGGCGAATTTTGGAATACAAAAAAGGCTATTGTGACGCGCTGCTATGGATTCAAAATGAAGAACCTTATGATGAAGAATTAGAACTAAGGATTGACATATATTTACATAAAATTGAAGAACTTGAAAACAAACTGAAAGGACATGACTAATGAAGAAAAAAAAGCGGCACTAATCGCTAAAGTTGGTGAGCAAAAAGTAAACGAATTGACGCAAAACATTTGGTTATTATTAGGGTCGCTAAAAGCTGCAAAATATGCCATTGCACAGTTCGAACCAAACAAGCTAAAATTTGAAATGAAAAAGCGTTTTTTAGATTTGCGTTCAGCTATAAATCTATTTGTTAATACATTTGAAAAAGCTGCAAATCCCGATGAACGCGAATTGTTAAATACTACTTCTTATGAAAACGTTGGAGCCGTTGCTGAATTGATAGCTATGGCAATAACATTACCTGAATCGCAGATTGAATGGTATTTAGATGAATGCAAAAAATTAACTTATGTAGCTTTTAATAAATCACAAAATGAACTGTGTAGCGATAGCGGTGAATAAATTGTTTCCTAATTTGGATACCAGCGAATTTCATAATAGAACTTTAGGCGTTGGCATGGGAGATATTCAACGCATGATACCTACTGAATTATCTGTTTGGCCTGTTTATTGCAACCATTACAAATGCTTAAATTTTGACTTAACAAGGCAGCTACCTAAAACGAATAATTATATACCTTTATTTCTGTTTCATTCGCAAATGAATGATAGGTTTAAATTGCATTGTGAGTTTGCACTATGGGATAGAAACACGGTTGTAGTTAATGACATAGAACACGATGCTGATGAATTTTTTAAGCGTCACAAAGTAGTACAGGTTGCAGCGTTAATAAAATTTGAAACACACGAAATACTGATAGCTAAGAAATGAAAGATTTACCGACATTTGAAGAAACTTTTGAACGCCAATTATTTGAAGCGGGCGAAAACAAAAAGTTTTATAATAACGGCTATATAATAGTAAATGAACTTTGGCTTAGAAACTTTCATAAGTTAGCACAAACAGAAAAACCGCTGCATATCACTACGCAACGGCCTGAGAACACATGAAAACAAAAGAGCAAAACAGTAAATTATTCGCCTGCAGGTTTATCGCTTGCAGGCTTTTTTAATATATCTTTAGGGTTAGGAATAAAGCCTTTAAAATAACCGATAATGTCCACGCCTGTAGTTTGTGAAACATTTTCGAATATTGATTTTAGCTCAATGCCACAAACAAATAAAGCAACGTAATAACTAAGCGTAAATTCAAGGTCAAGCATCCAGGTAAAAACTTGACTTGAAATAATTGCCAAACAATAATCATTCATTTTTGAAATGGTTCTTCTAAAACCGCGCGACTGTATTTTTTCTTTTAATGCTTTTGCTTTTCTAACGCCTGTTAAGAAATCAACTAATAGTAAAAAACTGAGGCAAATAATAAGCGGCTTTAAAATAAAAAGTTGCTGTTTAATTTCGGGCAAAACTTTCATAAAATAGTTAAGCGAATCAGCTGCAATACGTAAAGAATCGGCGGTAATATTCAGGGAATCCATTATGAGATTTTAATATAGCGTGAAACAATAACAGCGGTTGGTGTACCAATGAAGATATACCACCACGGCAGGGGAACGAATATAACAAAGAATGTAAATGTAAATAGTGAAACCCATGTACCAAAGCAAATAGGGCAAGCGCCAAGCATTGACCACGGGTTATTTTTCATATTGTTTTCGACATCATTATAAACGTGTTCAACTTGCTGCAAATAGTCTTTGTAAATACTATCGGCTTGTTCAGCGGTTTTATTTTCAAGTTGACCCTTTAGTTTACTATCACGTTGTATTTTCCACGCGTTATATTTTGCCCACACGCCGTTTTTTTCTTTGTCTTCGAAGTCTAAGTAACGTTTAGATATAAACTTGCCGTAAGCGGAAAATATACGCCCTGTATAGTATTCGCCCTGCACAGGTGAACCGATGCAATAATGCAAAAACTTAATTATGCAGGCTGCAAATATAGATAGTGTTATTAGTGATAGCATATTAGTCTATTGGCGGAAATGGTGGCGATGGTTTTGGTTTATATTCTATCAAAGGTAAGGTTTTTACCCACATAAACTCAGGATTAACACAAAATTCCATTTCTTCAACTGAAATTATCCAGTTGTCATCAATATCCTGTATTGGGTTAAAATAGCTGTCCTCATCGTATAACTGACCTATGAGGCTATCTTTTTGCGATTCTGTTAAAAGTCCTACTTGTATCATACTTGTCT